ATGAACGAGAGCGATAGCTCAGACGCCTTGGCCGAATGGCACAAAAGGCTCAACGACAGGAGGCAATGGACGAACCCTGCAATCACATACCGGTTTCTGGCGCGCATGGCCGAAGACATGCAGGCTGGCGGGCTGGTCGATCCATTGGAGCGCTTTGAGCTCTTCGAACTGGCCAGCGCTGCCTTCTGCCACTTCACCGAGGAAGGCAACCATGAATGGAGGCACCAGGCGTCTGACTATCTGGCCTACAACGAGGGCGGCATTGTGGTTGGCAGCCTGCTGAACTCACGATACGTGCTTCATGAGGCCGATCAGTCGCCCTATCACGCCGCCCACTTCGCTTTTCTCGATGAGAAAAACGATCTCATTATGAGGAACTACAAGAAATACGGCGTGCTCGAGGGTCGCTACATCTATACCGAAACCGGCCAGACGCTGACACTGGTTGAGCAATCGAGGCAGATCAACGGTGTGAGCTACCAACGCCTGAGCGATGAGGATCAATATCGAGCGCTCGTCGACGCCTCAGCGGTAGCCCTCGACCAAGGCGACTTCAAGGCCTACGTTTCGCTATGGGAGCGTCATAGCTACTCGATATTTATCAGATGTCTTCACTGCCTGGATGGATTTGCAGTGCGTGACGATTGCACGCACTGCGACGGACGAGGCTTTATCGAAGACCCGCAGTGCCCGAACAAGCGGCCTCATGGCTACGGCCCTGCTTGATTGGTGTTGTTGAATAGCTCATCGGCAAAGCGGTTACACGCCATCCCGGCTATTCGGGACTGGCCATAAGCCTTTGCCAGCTCTCTTGCTCGCGCGTCAGCCCTGCCGAGCAGGTAACCATCGCGGCACGGACGGCTGCCCTGCCTCATTTGCAACTTTTGCTCGCCATTTGAGCCCATGCCATCGATCCGTAGTTGCCAAGTCACCTTCACTTCCGAGGTTATTCTCAGGTAGAACACCATCCAACGTGCGTTTAATGCACCATTTATAATGACGCGAGGTGACCCATCGCGTACATTCAAGGTCACACCAAGGGACGTGTGACAGATTTCTGAGTTGCGCCTGAACCGCATCGATCCAGACCTTGCGAAGGAATGCCCTGATGCATATTGCGATAGACAAAGCACCTATGATTTCAAGATCTACTCCCCTAAAACTCTTCAAGTCGCGGCCTATCGTGCCGCTTGAGGAGATTTGCGCCTATGAATCCTTGTGGCTGAATCAAGGGGCTTGGTTTGCCAATTTAGCCAACCTCTTCAGAGACAATCCCGGCGCGATCCCATCCGATTTGGTAGATGAAAGAAATGCCGAGGTCGCTCATGAAAGGCTCATGAGCGAGATAGGGAGTGATCAATTAGCCAAAACCGGGATACGAGTCCATGGGGCAGGTGAGTACCCTCAGAAGCTGAGGGACGCGGACCATCCGGTTCAGTTGCTTTATTACCAGGGCAACTGGGAGTTGGTGGACACCCCCGCCGTCGCAATTGTTGGCACTCGCTCTCCGTCCGATGAAGGTGCGTTTAACGCAGGCTTGATTGCGCACAAGCTAGTGAAGCACGGGTACACAATCGTATCTGGGTTGGCAAAAGGAATTGACACGGCTGCGCACACTGCCGCCCTGCAGGCAGGGGGCAATACAATTGCCGTAATTGGTACCCCTCTGAACGAGTACTACCCCAAAGAAAACCGTGAGCTCCAGGACTTAATTGCTCATGAGCACCTCGTAATATCCCAGGTACCATTTCTCCGGTATCGCGATCAAAACTTTAAAACGAACAGGCTTTTCTTCCCTGCTCGAAACGTGACCATGTCTGCACTGACTAGCGCGACCATTATTGTTGAAGCTGGCAACACCTCCGGCACGCTGGTGCAGGCTCGAGCTGCTCTTGCGCAGAAGCGAAAGCTTTTCATTCTGGATAGCTGCTTTAGACGGGACGATTTAACTTGGCCTTCACGATTTGAAAAGCTTGGCGCGATCAGGGTCAAAAACGTAACTGATATCATTGGAATGCTCACGGATGACAAGACTGACCAGGCTGGACAACGATGAACGCTATCATCTCGCCGATGACGATCATTGCTATCACTACGGAGAGTACACATCCGGGGGTGGCTTCAAAGCAGGCACTACAAATCAACAAATTTGGAATCTTAAGAGCAAGCCCACCTCAACAGACAAGGTTCTCTACTACAAATCAAAGGCCATTGACTATTGGGCGACCATGATTCTTGGATCGCTTGACTTGGCTGCTGCAGCCTCTAATACCACCTTTGTTCCCATGCCTTGCTCCAAACCAGTTGGTCATCCCGACTACGATGACAGAATGTTGAAAATCCTACAGAAGCTTCTGGCCAAGTATCCGAGCTTGGACATTCGACCGGTGCTCATTCAAACCGAACTGAGGGAAAGCCAGCATGAGGGACTTCGCAAATCCCCTGATGAGCTATTAGAGACGCTTGGGCTAGATCCCGCGTTTCTATCTGTCCCTCTGAAATCACGGGTGGTGATTCTGGACGATGTCATTACTCTTGGCGCGTCATACACCGCAGCTAAAAGAGTTCTTCAGAAAGTGCCAGACGTACAACACGTGATCGGAATCTTCTTGGCAAAGACCGTGTGGGTGCCCAGTGAACTCGACGAGCTACTAAACTCTTTGTAGAGAATCCCGGCAACCTCTATCCCCCGCCATCGCTTCTCTTTTGCTTGGATTTTATGCGTGCCTGCGCACCCATTTTCAAGCCGACTTTAGCGCTACCGGTGAGTGGGAATTAAACTTTTCGGATACCGAACTGAGAAACCTTCACCACTGAGTTCTGCAACACGCCTGCTGCCAGGTACAGGCCCATGCGCGAGGTGATTACGGTTTCACTCAGGTCAATCGTGCCGCGCTGCGTTTCCAATGCTCCGGAAAAGCTGGCCGGCATGGTGAACGGCTCTTGGTACTTGTCCATCGACCGATAGTAAAACGTGGACGACGCGCCGTTGACCGTCCTGGTGATGGTCAACTCAGCCTCCCAGGCCAGAATGCCGCGCGACGAACCCGTGATTTCCACCGCCGACACCATTTCGATAACGTCGCCGGCCGCCAGGTTGGTCTGTACCACGTTGGCCGTGGGTTGCATGTAGATGTAGCCGCCCGCCGCCATGTTGCCACGCAGCTCGATGCACTGAGCCTCACCATAGGCGGCAGGCTCCTTGTACCACCGCGTGGTGATCCCGGTCAGGCCTGAGCCAACGGCCTTGTAGCCGTCCGCCAGAACCGAGCCGGCCACGGCGTTCACGCCAGCCGGGAGTGTGCCGCCAGTGCCCGCCATCAGCGGGTTGGCATTGAGGCAGCCGAACGGGCGAATGGCCGAGTAAATGTCGCCAGCATCCGTAGGCAGCGGGATGCCGGGGAATTCGAAGTTGGCGGTGATGATCGGCACCACCCGCAAACTGATGAACTCGGCACCCAGGAGATTCGGGTGCAGGCCTTCAACGGTCATTGCCTCTATGAAGCCGTCCCAGATATTCACGACCGGCACGAACTGGCTGACGTAGCTCAACACCCAGTCTTTGTAAGCGATCGCATCCGCCAGCGCCTGCCCGGTCAGCGCCCTGCTTCCGAAGCGCGGCGTGCCGGTGCCGACGATCAGGTACTTGCCGGGCGTGTTCATGAACGCCGTGACGATCTTCATCACGTTGGCTTTCGTGTCGGCCAGGCTCATACCTGCCGTGGTGCTGTCGTTGGTGCGGGACAACAACAGCCACAGATCGGCCGTCGACGACGCAATGCAGGCCGGTAACCGGGCGAGAAACTGCCCGGTGTGGTCGCCTACCTTGCCTTGATTGTCGACGTAGCTCGGGAACAGGCCGGTGCGCGCCGCGATCCAGGCCGCGTAGCCATACGCCTCAGTACCGAAGGCCGTCGCCGCTATGGTGTGGCAGTTTCCCGAGAAGCTGTCGCCGAGCAGCCCCATGCCTCGGCGGATCAGTTGGCGACGCTGGGTTGGGTTAATCAGCAGGCTCATGCGTACACCTCAAATGCCGCGCCACCGGTTGGCACATAGCGGATTGTCGCTGGCGGAATGCTCAGCTGATAGCCGCCGTCTTTCCAGAACGTGTCGGTATTGATCCAGCTATCACCGGCCTGAATCTGGACTGACACCGATCCGCCGTTCGCCTTCACGGCCAGCGTCACTTTCATGGTGCGGTCATAGGTTTCTTGTTTCGTCACTGTCTGCAAAGCATTCCCCAGCGGCCTATGGCCTGAAATGGATTGGTTGAGGGGTGTCTGTGTTTACGCCAGCACCTTCAATGCCCGGGCGTACAGCTCTTGCCGATCAGCCAGGCCATTGGTGCCACCGTTGATGCGTCGGGTGATGGTCAAGAAGTCGCCCTTGTCGGCCAGCGTATTGAGCGCGGCCCGGTGCCAGAACCACGCCGCCGACATTGCAGCGTGCTGCGGCAGCTCGAGCAATTCGGGATGGTTGATCAGGTCCAGCCCCAGCGCCTCGGCGCACTCGGCGTAGTTCGCCCGCCCGGTGATCTGGATCAGGCCGCGCCCACGGTATTTGGAGCCATCGCCCGGCACGGTATTGCCCAGGTCTTTGCGCCCCTCGTACCCCAACTGCTGCGTAGTCGGCCCCCAAATCTCGCGGACGTAACGCAGTTGACCGGACTCATGACCGACCTGGGCGATGAAGGCCGCGATGCGTAGCGGCGTCACGATCTGGTACTTGCTCATCGCTGTGTTGAGGACGGGTGCAAAAACGCCGGCTTTCTGGCCGGCGCTCGGGAGGATCTGCAGCAGTTGCTGAGATTTAATGGGCATGCGTGTTTATCTCCGGTCTAAAATAAGAAAAAGGCAAGCTAAAATGTTCATGCATACTTCAGATATTCTGGAAAATATCGAACCAATTATTTTTGTATTTCGTGGATGCTTGGCTAAAATCAGACCCACACCACCCAACTAGTTAATTTCTTTAGCAGTCAACACCACAACTGGGGCCACACAAATGATAAAATCCTCACTAGGCGAATATACCGTACACTTGGAAGGAAATGAAAATGGCTATACAAAAAGGATATCTCTAGGCGATACAGCAGTAGGATTCAAATTAATAAACACCAATCTATCTAGGCATCTTTGCGCACTACAATCAATGTGCCATGAACTTAAAGAACTATACGAAGACCTAACTTATACATGGACAAAATGGATGAATTCAGAACTGGGGGCTCATCCCTACGTAAATGCTTACGACCGAACAAATCCATTACACATACTTTTACGTAACGTTTATATTTCTGCACTAGTAAGTTACTCCAAATGTTTTACCAGCTCTGATTCCGGGAGAAAGTTTAGACTGCAAGACAAGCAAATAAAAAAACATTACTCAAAAGAAGAATTTTCTGTTCACCGAAACATATTAAGATTACGAAACGACTGGGTTGCGCATGGAGGCACGAGTGAAAACGAAGATGCCCATACTCTATTAATACAGAACCCACACAACAATCAGACCTTGTTGAGCGTGAGTGTAAACATTAAGCACCTTCCGGATTCAAAATCATTAGAAAAGATAAAAGATGCGACACTTAAGCTACTCACAATATGTACAGCCCTCAGAAATGAAAAGTTCGAGGAGCTATTAAAAGCAATTAACACCCATTCACCCGTCACCAACAACGCATTACAATACGAGCTACGCGTAAACGCTAATACTGAGGCCGTCGCAGAACAGTAAACTAATGCAATGTAGTTCGAAAAAATTGACTTTTGGGATCAGGATACGGTCGGCGTCGATTGTTTCGACGCCTTTACTGCTAGCAGTTCGGCGCGTAGCTCCTTTACAGCGCCCATCAGGTCAGTGATCAACGCCATTGGATCGAGCTGTTGAATGCGAGCGTCGCCGTTTTCGTCGACGCCGTCCTTCTCCCCGGTGACGGCAAGCGGGTTAACTTCCTGGGCTTCGTGGGCGATCAGGCCTTGATAGACTCTGCCGTCGCCTCGAAACACGTCGCCAAACACTTTGCGCTCATAGGTAACAAGGCGATATGCGTCAATCCTGTCCAAATAGGACGGGACCTTTAGATCCTTGATGAGCTTCTTGATCCGGTAGTCGGATGTAAAAAGCGTCATTGTCCCGACATAGGTATTGTCGATATACACATCGACGTTATTGCCAGTCCAGTTGAAATTATAAACGGTTGTTCCTCGACTTCCGCCGAAGCCAGTACGGCACCACGTACCGGACGAAGCAAACCGCCCGATAAGCCCCAGCGTTCCAGAGACATCGTTCATGAGACGGACATCGTAATCCGTCGCGGTCTTGTTGTAGTGGAAGTCGATATAAGGCGTTGCGCCTGAAAGTTCTATTGAGCCAAATGAAACGGAATTTTCAGGCCCCATGCCAAGGCCCGCCCGAGCAGTTGCCTGCGTGTTACCACCTGTGCCGCCAGAGGCCACCGCAATGGGCGCGGCAGTCACGCTCAACTGAGGTACCGAGAGTACCCCGCCGTAGCTGTACGACATACTGGGGCCGGTCTCAGTGTTCCCGGCATTCACAGATCGCCAAGTGAACCCGCCAGCACCGCCACCGCGGTTTACAATAAAGTGGCCCTCACCCTGCGAACCCGAGTTCCAGCCCAGGTATAGACCTTGATTGTTGTAAAGCGCGCTTGCCTGCTGCACGCCAACCTCGGACAGCAGTGCCCTGCCGTCAGTGCGACCTGTGCCGCCTTTAGCTATCGGCAAAGTATCGAAGTTGCCCGTAGTACCGAGCGCTGCCAGTTTACCGCCCCACAACTGATTCACCGAGTTGAACGAATCCGTCAGCGCCTTGGGGTAGCCCTGAACCGGCTCAATGGAATAAGCAGCACCGCTGACAGTCGCGCCCGCGTAGGCCGGGAGAATCGCGAGCACGGTTTCGCTGACGATGTTGGCGACCTCGTAACGCCTACCGTCAGGCCCGTTGAACGCATCGCCGACCCGCGAGGTAGATGCGAAGGTGGTACCTGTACCGGTGACAGTTGTGGAATTTTGGGTGACGGCAACTGTGCCGTTTCTCGACCAAGGCATGGGGCTTCCTTAAAATTCAGTTGTAAGGGAACGGCAGGTTCGCTGTCGGTACGACGAGCGCCTGCGGGTATCGATCCAGGGGAAGATTGGCCAGGGAGCCGGGTATGCTGTACTGGTTGCTGGACAAGTCGATACTCGACGTAGCGCCAGCTGGTGCGAAGATGAAGCTGATACCGTCTGTGCGGCCATAAGCCCCTTCCGAGAAGCCGATGACTTTGGCGTTTACGCCCGTCAGTGATCCATCGATAAAGCCCGAAGCGCCACGAGACCAAGGCAGGCAAGCCGCATATTCGATCCCTTGACCAATCGGTACATCAACGACGAAGTGGCTCTGGAAATCGACAGAGGCTGTCTGGGCCCGAATCGCCTGCCAGCTCCCTCCGGCATAGGGCTGAGCGCGGCGTCCCCATGCATCCGCCGCGCCTGGCGCTGGAGCCTGAACAGCCGCAACAACGTTTAACGGTGGCTGCAGGGAATTGAAGGTACAGACGGCCTGATCAGTGAAGGTCTTCAGGTATGGCGATCCGGCGATGTTGTCTGCCATCAGATCGAACACGTAGGCTTTGGTCGCCGTACTTGCCGCACTGAAGTGGAACGTCATGGTCGCCCCACTGATCGAGGTTCCCTGCAGGCAGCCTTTACCGACCAGAAAGACAATGGGCGATCGAGGATTATTCACAGTGATAGTGAACATCTGATCGCCCGCACGCGTACTGTCTATGTAGCTGCCGCCCTGATCAGGATCGTTCGTAACCGATCTCAGCACTCGCCGCTGCCATACTTCGCCAGCGGCCAAGTAAGCGCTTTTGACAAGTCCATAACAGATGCGGGAAGTATCAAAGAGCAGCTCACCGGTATCTTTATTTACAACCAATGAAGGCATCAGTAATACCCATAGTAGATTCGACAATTTGCCGAGAAGTACCCCCAGCCGTTTGTGTTGTAGGAGTAAGCCCAGGACAGCGAAGTACCTGATAGCGTGACACCCGGCTTCTTGCCTTTTTCCCGCTGTAGGTCAACTAGCGGGACGACAATAAAGTAGGCGCTCTTACCGGCCGGCGGCGCTGGAATGGTCACCGCCCCATTAACGCTATTGGTATCAACGCTGCCCATGGTCTGACTGAGCTTCATGGTCATATCAACCAGCACTCGCCCATCAGGTGTCTTAATTGTTATTCCAGTCATGTCAAAGACTCAGGTCGATGCCGACAACACCGTTGGCGTGATACATCTTGATGGATGAGTTGCTGATGGTGGACCTGCGTCCATCCGTCATGCTGCCGTTGAGTTGCCATGGCCCGGTCTTTGGAAGAGCCCAGCCGCTAGTGTTTGCCACGTAGTCAGAAGACTGAAGGTTTCCAACTTTCAGCCAGCTGATTGAGCCGTCCTCGATAAACGCCGAACGGATGAATGTCTGTCCTCCAGTAATGCCGAACAACGACTGCGGCGATTGTGAGCTGGTATTCATCACCAAGAACGTATCGGCCCTCACCACGAACTGCGAGGTGGTGCCAGCCGCCCCGCTCTCGAGTCCCAGCCCGAACCCGGCCGCGTACGGGATGTTGTTCTGTGTGAGCTCCATCCTCACCGACCAGATCCCGGCCAGCTTGTTGTTGGTGGTGGCCAGCGCGCTGGTTGTCTGTTGAATCGCAACGGTCGCGTCGTTTGCCTTGGCCTGCGCAGTCTCAATCCGAGTAGACAGAGCACCGTCAGCGTTAGACCTCGTGGTTGCTTCGGACTGAATGGCCGCCTGAACCGTTGCTTGGTTTGCGGTGACCGTCGCCGTCAGGTTCGTGATCTGCTGAGCGGCTGCCTCCCTGTCGGTGGCCTGTGCAGTTTCTACGATGCTAATTTTCGCATCGTTGTTTGCCACTTTTGCATCCAACAGCGTGGTGCGCTGCGCCTGAGCAAAATCATTTTCGGTTCGCGCCCTGACTTCCTGCGCGTAATTCGCTGTTTCGTCCCACGCCTTTAAGGCTGCGGCCATTTCGCCCTCTACGCCGTCATCCCGCGACGCAGCTTGCACCGCATTCAGCTGAGTGGCGGTAGCGGTGGTCTTGCCGTCAACCGTAGCGATGTTGGCTGTATTCTTGGAGACCTGATCAGCCTGGGCGTTGGCCGAGCGGATCGACTGGCCGGCGTTCACCCAGTACGCAGGGTTGGGCGGGCCATTGGAACCGTTGGCCGCCGCAGGCACTGCCGCAATGGCCGTCCAGAGGTTGTCACCTACGTGCACGGTGTTGTCCCGTACGTAGGCATCGGTGGGCACATAGACCAGCGCGTCGGTTATTTCCCCGATCTCGGCCTTCAACTCTTTCATGCGCTGGTTAACCGAGCCAGGCCCGTCACCGTCGATTAGATCGATACGGCCTAAAAAATGCTCGCCGAACTGGCTTTCGGTCAGTTGCTTGTCCAGCAGGTCAAGAACAGGGTTGGCATCGCTGCTTGTCTGCCCCATGACGCCGATACCGGCCGGATACCACGGCCCCACATTACCGGTCCGATCCACCAGCCGCGCCCAGAAAAAGAACGTCACACCCGCCTTCAAGTGCTGCATGACGTGTTCCGACTGAGGGTAGGCCAGATCGCTGAGCTTCGTGGCCTTGGCCAGGTCGGTAGTCGGCCCGTACCAGATTTCGGTTCGCTGCGTATCCTCCACACCTGCCGGAAAGGTCCAGTTCAGTTTGATGCCGAAGATCATCGACGCTGCAGTCAGCGACGTAACGGCAGGTGGCAAGCTGGTCTTGCCCTGCAAGTTCGTCAGCAGCGACGTGGCCGGCAAGGACGAGACGTTCAAGGCGCTGACAGCGCGCACCCTGGCCATGTACTGACCGGAGTAGATACCCGGCACATCCACCGACTGCTCGCCAGTGCGCGGCACCTTGACCCACTCGCGCGAGCCCCAGCGCCATTCCACGTCGTATGCAACCGCGCCTGGCGCAGCGTCCCAGCTGATGGTCATATTGGTAATCGCGATGCCCTGCTCGATCACAACGTGCTGTGTCACGAACACTGCGCCCGGCGCAGCCTGCACGCCCACCGGAATGCCGCTGATTGGACGGATGTCCACCACAGCGCCAAAGTCGATGGCGTCAAACTTGCTCGGCTCGTGCTGGATGCACTCGAGCTGATACTGGTGCCATTCCGGACGCGTGATGTTGCGCACCAGAAACTGCATCGTTTTCAGATCGTCGTATTCCAGAATCCAGCCGCATTCCGCTTCCGGCACTTCACTGAAGCTGGCAGCCAAGGTGACACGTCGGCCACTGAGCGAGCTGATCACCCGTGCTTCGGTCTTGCCGCTCGGCAGGTTCACCCGCAGCTTGGCACCGGTCGACAGATCAATGTCACGGTCAACGGTAATGACCCGCCCCGCCACCGCGCTGATACGCCCGCCGTTCGCACGACCTGCCAGCATGGGGTCAGCCACGGCGATAACCTGTCCGGTTTTGGGAATACCGCCGTCAAGGCCAACACGGAACGTTGCACCCCTTGTCTGTGTCTGCTCGGTGATTAGGGCGTACTGGCCTGCACGCTGAGCCTGGCCGAGCGAGGTGCAGCCGTAGGCATCTACGGACAGTTCGTTGACTGACCCGCTTTCGGCCAGCGCCAACTCGTCGAAGACCGGCTCTTTGTCCGTCGCAAAACTCTGGTCGGGGTTGTCCCACGTCACCATTGCCAGGTTGTGGCGGTCGCGCGCCCGGGTGCCCGAATACTGGATTTCACCATTGTTCAGGATCTGCGACGGGTTGTAGGTGTAGACCGGGTCGCCTGGCATGTCGGCGTTGAACGTGATCTGACTGCCATCCCAGGTGCTCATGCCGTGGAAAATGGCCGACAAGTCCTGCAACACGGCGTAGGCATCCGCCTGCTTTTGCAGGTAGATGTTGCAGGTCAAACGCGGGTGCATGCCGCCTTTCCCGTCCGGCACCATCTGGTCGCAATACTGCGCAATGCGGTACAGATTCCAGCGGTCCACCATCGTGGCATCGATCCGGTGACCGAGGCCGTAATAATGGTTCAGAGCCAGGTCATAGCACACCCAGGCCGGGTTGTTGGTGTAAGCCTCTTTGAACGTGCCGTCCCAAATCCCGTTGCTGGTGCCTGCGCCAGACGTGGCATAGGTCCGGGTCTCCGGGTTGTAATTCGTCGGCACGCGCACAATGCGCCCACGCATCAGCACAGCTATCTTGGCGATATCACCGCCGAACTGCTGGGCGTCATATTCAACGCAGCCCACGGCGGTTAGCGGGAATTCCTGGTCGCTATCCACGACCTCGGCCACGGCGTCGACAAACATGCCGTCCTGAATCAGTGAGCTGTTGGCCTCGGGCGTGATCCGACGCACGCGCAAGGTCCAGCGACTGCCCGCAGGCAAGTTGAGCCGGTGACTGCGCTCGTACTTGGTGACGTTCTTGCGATCAACCAAGTCCGCGAGAACCTGCATGAACGGCCCGCCGTCGGTGGCCAGGTCAATGGCGTATTCGATGCGCACGCCGTTGATGTTGCCGCTCTGGTCCTGAGACTGCAGCTGTGGCCAGCTGAGACGCACACGCAGGGCGTCCAGCACCGGATTATTGACTGTGCGCAGGTAAGGCGTGGTGCTGAGCAACTGCTGGTTTACGTCGACTTCGTTGCTGGACTCGGCTATGCCCTCAAGGCGCTGCTGGTTCAGCTCGCCATTGCGGAACTGCCACTTCACGCCCGGAAAGTTGACAGTGCCGTCCTCGGCCACCAGTGGTGTGCCGTCGAGCTTTACCGAGCGCAGGCCGTTCACCGGTCCAACGATCGGCCCCCAGCTCCACAGGTAAACGATGCGCGCGGTAGCAATCGAAGCTGTGCTGTTTAGCGCAATCGTCGGCTGCTTCTGTGTTGCCTCGCCGCCCTTGCTCCCGCGAATGCTTCGCGCTGCTACCGCACTTCCCATACCGCCCCCAGAAAAAAGAAAACCCGCCGAAGCGGGTCTGGTGTTACCTGATGATCAAACCTGATCTTGTGTGTAGATGCCGCCAGACTCGACGGCCCCGCCGATCTCTCGTTCGCCGTAGAGCACGGGGTATGGGTTGCCCTGGGCAACAGTGGTAACAGCCCCGCCGAACCCGTAGCTGGGGCTGTTGCCGTCATCGTTGTTGTTGCCGGTGCTCGCGGTGGTTGTCGGTGACAGCATCTGCACCACACCGCCCAAACCCACTGCTCCACCCGCCGCCAGCAATCCCATTCCCAATGTGGTAGTAGTGCCGCCGGAGAAGAGACCACCCACGACGAGCGCCACACCCAGCACCACCTGGAACAGCCCAGCCTGCTTGCTGCCTTGGATCAGCGGCACGATGCGGATATCGGTGTTATCGCTGCCCTGCATATCGAACTCGCCTTCCACCGCGTTGCGCTTGCCACAGAAGACACTGAACACCAGGCCACGCTCTTCGCCGGTACGCAGGAACTTCTCGAAGCCTGGCTTCATCGCACACAGGGCATTCACGGCATCGCGCACGCTGTGTACGTCGATGCGGTACTCCCGGCCGAAATGCTTGCGCAGAACGCCGTAGAGCACGATGGTGCGCATGGTCATGGGGTGTATTCCTTGTGGCGCAGGATCAGTTTCACGCGGTTGGCCATCGACCAGCCGTAGACCTCACGGGCAGCCAGGCGACCGGGCATGTGGTGATAGATGAACGGACCAGACCCGCCCAGTGCCGGCGCGTCCTCGCTGTGCAGGCTGGCATCGGCCCCGAGGTAGATCGCGGCGTGGTTCGGGAAGTGACAAGGCCTGCCAACGGTAGGGACCTGGAACACCAGCAGGTCGCCGCGCTGGGGCTGTTCGACCCGGACGAAGCCGCAGGCCTCGTAGTTATCTTCGTAATGGCTGGGGCTGTCCGGATCTTCCCACCACAGTTCCTTGCGCTCAAAGTTCGGCAGCGGCAGTGAGGCCTCGCGGGCGTACCAGTCGCGGCAGGCCGCCCAGCAATCGAGCAGGCCATGCGAGAAGTCCCGGCCCAGCAAGGGGGCCTGGAAGCCGCTCGGTTTGAACCATTGAATGTCACCGCCAGGCCAGCTCACAATCGCCCAAGGCAATTCATGCAGCTCACAGCTGACCAGATCGGTCATGCTTGGCGTTGCGGCTCGGTCGGGGTGGCTGTGCACGATGGCCAGCACCTCGCCCCTATCTTCTGCCGCCGCAGCGTCGTGCTTGTCGATCAGGAAGTGCTGCAGCGGGTTGGTGGCCACATTGCCGCACGGCACGTATTCACGCCCGGTCTCGGTCTTGACCAGCAGCCCGCAGGCCTCGGCCGGGTGTGACTGCTCGGCGTGCACCCGCATGGCGTCCTGAAGCTTTTGATTGATTCGCATGGTTATCCCTTGGCGATCAGGCTTGCGCCCATTGAGCCGCCGAACCGGCGGGTATTGCCGCGCAACTTGCAGCTGCTCCACCAGCCCCCGCAGCGGTCAAGCGCAGGGTTGTCGGTGGGTTCGTTCTTCTTGTCGAAATACGCGGTGCCTGTGTAGGCGCAGGCCTCCTGCCGGTACTGGCCGCGCATCGCCCAGCGGCACAGCTTGGTGATCTGCTGGGACGGCAGCTGCTGACCTTCCATGTCGATGGGGCTGGAAAGCTCGAAGCCGACCGCCGAAAAGTTCTCTTCGGTCTTCTGCTCGATCCTCCAAAGGCTGGTGCGGCACTGATCTGCAGCATCCGGGTTACCGCCGTCGAAGTTCGCGGCATCCAGGAAGTGCTTGAAGGTTTCGATCACCTTGAAATCCGCGCCAGCGAGGTCCTTGAATTGAAGGCAAAGCGCTGACACTGCTCGCGGAATACCCGATAGCTCGTTGGCCAGCCTGAGCTTGGGTGTGGCTGGGCGGCCATCACCACGGATATCTAAACCGGTGACCTCTATCTGGATAGGCGAATACAGCTGGCCCTGCCAGATGATGTCGCCCTCATGCTCATGCCCGTGGAAGCGCCAGAGCGTGGCTCCCAGCCTCGTCGCATCCAGTTCGTACAGGCGAATCTGGTTGCCGGGCTCCAGCTTCTGGATGTCCGCGCTGTAAATCATGGTGGTTACCTACGAAAAACCCCGCACTTGGCGGGGTCAGGGTTTGGAGGTTTGCTTGAAGTTGGCGGAGATAGAGTGCAGGCCGCCACCGAGAGAATTTGGCTTGTATCCCTTAGCCTTGTAAAAGCCCTGAACCCCACCAGGTGGTGTCCATATGAACGACTTGTACCCTTCATGACGGTCCAGAAAGTCACGTACCTGTTGCAGCTTCTGACCTGGGCCATACCTTCCAGTTACTGTTACGTCCCAAGCCTCAGTTCGGTTGTTTATTCCCACTCCACCAGATTGGGAGTAACCGTCCCCGAAGTCGTTCTCCCAAGTGCGTTGAGACACATCACCAGACGCGCCGACCTGCACATCGAAATCGAATGTTTCAGCCATTACGCGCGCCTCCAAAGACGTCCGCCTTGGCGCATCTCTCTGTCCAGAAACTGCCCGAGCTGCGCCTCAAGTGCCGAAGATATCGCCGAACCCTGTTTGGCCGCGTCCGCGTTAGTCATGCCGGGCTGAGCCTGGACATTCACTGGCGCGTTGATGGTGAAAGACGGCGCACCGCCAGTACCACTCCCGGCCTTATCAGCCAGGTACTTCGTCAGGTCGCGGTTTTGGTTCGGGTTGAGCACGCGCTCACCGCCATCGAGCAGCCAGGTGCCTTCCTTTGGGATGTTGTCCATACCGTTGTGAGCCATACCGGCGAGCGCTGATGACGATACGGCTGCAACCATTGGTGCAGTTGCAGCAGCAGCGGCGATTGCAGCGGCCGGTGCAGCCGCAGGTCCGATCAGTGGAATGCCGGCGGTCGATGCGTAGGCGTTCAGCGCTGCCTGTGCCGAGGCTGCTTGCGCGTTGGCGATCAACCCGGCGGCCGCCGCCGATTGGCCGCTTTTACCAACGAGCAGTTGAATGCCCTGATAGATGAGCCACTGCGCTGCCATATCAGCCAGAGCATTGATCATCGACTTCGCCATGTTTCCGGCGAAGTCGGCTATGGCGTCAGAAGCGTCCGCCGCGCCAGTAACAACATCAGAGAAAACATTACCCAGGCCGCCGGTCAAATCATCCAGGCTACCAGACACGAAATCGGCCGCGATGGCGGAGTAGTTTTCTGCCGCATCAACGTAGTTCTGCCAGGCATCGCTCACGCCCGCCATCCAGTTGGACTGGGCCTCGTCAATCCGATTGTAATAATCCTGCTGGATGACCATTCGTTCGGCCAGCGCCTCGGAGAGCATGCCAGTCTCTTTGGCGTACTGCTCTGCGCTGATATCACCAGTGTTGCGTTGCTCCTGAAGGCCCTTCGCTTTGCGAGCGTAGTCCTCTTGAATGGCCATATCCTGTTTCAGGCGGTCCCGCGCCTTGTCGCCCATTCCTGCGCCAGCAAGCTCCATATCGAAGCCCGCACCAATGGAAGCGTTTTCATCCTTGAGTGCGGCAAGGAAGCTTGCCGCCTTGGCCTCTTCCTCGTTGGCAACCTTGAGTTTTTGGAGTGCGTCCAGCTCCGATGCCAGGCCCTCAAGGCGCTTTTGCTGAACAGCGTTGATCCCGACCAGCTTGCCCGATGCGACCTCGAAGCGAATCTTGTCTACTTCCGTGGCGTTTTTCTGTGCGTCCGTGCTGGTGTTGATCAGCGCAATCTGGCGTTGCAGGTCGGTCTCGGAGCTTTTGACAGTGTCGCTCAATTTCTTGGCAGCTGATTCAGCGTCCTTTGCAGCCTGCTTGGCCGCGTCCAAAGCTTTACGATCTACATCGCTGCCTTTGCCACCCTCATTACTAAAACCGGTGCCGCCGAACAGCCGCTGGTACTCAGCGGCCGCTGCGCGGGCGTCAGTAATGTATTGCTGGATCGTGTCGCCAGCCAAGGGCGTTTCCAGGCTTTCCTTGATACCCGCCGCGGCCTCGGCAGCCACACCGAAGTTTATCTTGGCTTCGGCGGCCATATCCTTTGAGTTTTGCGCAAACTTTTTTGAGGCATCACCAAAGCTGAGCTGGGAAAGAGCAGCTTGCCCGGACGAATCAAGCTTTTGAATGTACCCTACAGCAGTAGAAAACATACCAACCAATGTGTTGGCGATGATTTTTGAGACCCTCACCACTCCATCACCGGCGCTGACAATAAAGGCAGTGGCGGTTACAAGCTTATCGCTCATTTCCCCTACTACTTTGGTAACACCACCACCCGCCTTAATACTGTCATTAAGATCCCTGGTCATTTGCTGAACCACAGGCATAAAATCGTCGGCGATCTTGTTTTTTGTGCCCTGCAAGTTTTGCATGAGCCCCACAAGCTCGCTCGAAAACTGTTTCGATACGGCTATAGTTTGAACGCTGAGAATAGCGCCGGCGGACTCCGCAGCTTCGCCCAGTTGCTTAAACTCTTTCCCGCCGTTGCGCAATAAGGGAACGAGTGCGCTAGCCTCGTCGGCAATGCCTTCCATATAGAAAGTCATTTCAGCCTGGGAGACGTTCGCCTTTTCAAGGCTTGATACATACAGCTGGAGCGCTTCTGCGCTATTGAGTTTCTTAAAGCTCTCGGCGGTCACGCCGACCTTCGGCGCAATGACTTCAAAGAAGTCTTTCAGCTCGCCGCCGCCGGTGTTGAAGAAGTCGCCCAGCTTGTCGTTGGTATCCTTGAAGATGTCCGCGAGCTTTTCCTGCTCTACGCCGACTGTTTTCGCGCCCGCTGCGTACTTCTGGAACTCAGTTGTACCGAGGCCAGCGAGGGCTGCAAGGTTTGATACTTCCTTTGAACTGCTGGCTGTATATGCGACGAGGCCGGTCAGGACTGCGGGCACGCCAGCAATGGCGACGCCTACACCCTTGGCCAGATTTTCAAAAGACTTGGCGATTTCTGCATTGCGTTTCCTTGCCTCCTGGCTTGCTCTGTCTAGCGGCCCGGTGAACGATCCAATCCTGGCCACCAAATCCAGCGTCAGCGTGCCCAGTGACTTGCTCATTCAGCTTTTCTCCAGACGAAAAAAAGCCCGCACGTGCGGGCTTTTGAGATTTTTAGGTTATCCGTGATTCCACCAAGCAGCCGCCCTGGCCCACAGGTATGTAACAAGCCCGCCTAAAAAGATGAAAGCGCCAGTAAGCGGCTTTTCACCAAAGAAAGCGATTACTCCAACGCAACAGCAGAGCCCGCCAATCAGCATGAACCCTTTGTAACGTTTACTCGTCTGCTCCGTAACAACTGGCCGCATAGCCTGATCCTCCATTTCAAAGAAAGAACTGTATCAATGTCATACCCAGCTTTCCATAGCCTGCTCGAGACTGATGGGTTGCTCAGCCTCATGCGGCATGAAGTCGAACATCTTGTACGGACCGTCCTTGTAGTTCACGTTGGCATACAACATGGCGAGCAATGCCGATCCACGCTCAACCCGCATGCCGATGTTCAGAGAGCCACGTAGCGCCCGGTACTTCAGCCAGGACCTGAACTCGATCAGGCTGAGGGTTTCCTTCGCTTCGGCGATGGTGCGCCCGCCGATGCCGGCGAGGACGAGCTCGTGCCAGAACTCTTCGTCGTCGGAGAGGGCTTCGTCTTTCCCAGGTTGTTGACCTCGGCAATGACTTTCATCAGCGCCATCGTCAGGTTGCCGTCCAGCGCGCCGCGCTCGGGATCAGCGTCACCGGTGATGTCATCTACTGTGAAGACAGGCTTGCCCTCTTCGTTGCAGATGCTGGCGGCGATCCGGGCGGCATGAACCTCAAGCCTGCCTGCTGCGGAAAGCACATCGTTGATCGCCGTTTGGAACCCCAGCGGCCTGACGTACACCGTGGCGACAATCTCTTCATCACCCTGCTGCCATTTGATTTCTTTTTCGACCGGGCGACCGGTAAACGCACCGACGCCCCGCAAGCTTTCAAGACTAAGCTTCATGACAACTCCTTAGGCGGCCTTGGCTTTACGAACCCAGACGGAACCGCCGGAGCGCTGGATAGTTGCAGCGGTGGTCACCACCGTGTTCGCCGCGAAGTCGAAAGGGAAATCTGACACATACCCGTCGTACAGATACCAGGTCCGTGTGGACGGCAGCACGAAGTCATCGCCCTTTGCGTTGAGCGTCGGAGCGATACCCGCTCCGTCAGCCCAGCCAACCGCCCATGCGATGCTTTCAATGCTGTCGTCTTCCGAAAGCTGGTGAAGTCGCACGTGCGAAGCGTTGTTCGGGTCGGCATTCACAGTGAGTGACGCTTGGCCCGGAGTGCGTAGGCCGCGCATGTAACGACGAGCCTTGTCGCTTAGACACGTCACCTCGATTTGGTCAGACGGGTTACCGCCGGGACTGAACGCCGTAGCGCATTCAACTTCGAGAATTTCAAATTTGGTCTTATCAGCTGCGGTGGGCACAAGCGCAAAGATCTGAGTGCCCTGGGTAAGAATCGCCATGATGTTCTCCAAATGACGGACATAAAAAAGCCCGCACATGGCGGGCCGGATGAATGAGTTTCGGCTATCTGGGCACAAGCCAGTCGATATCGAAGCTCGACCGGTACAGCTTTGTTTCGGTGTCTTTGCTCTCGCCGCCCCAGCGCGTCACGTTGGCTTGCAGCTCGATGGCAGTGCTGATGGCCGTAGTCACGGCGCGGGCCGAGGCTGCCGTGGCGCCGTAGACGTCGACCTGCAGCGTGTAGCCGTCGAGGTCCGGACGGCCAGCGAGGTAGTTTTCCGGGCTGCCGGTGACCAGCTGCCAGACGGCGTAGGGCTTGGCGACACCCTCGGGCGCTTCCCCGAATGGGTACAGCCTTGTCGGAGACGCACCCAGAAGCGCAGTCACACCAGCATCAGCAGCGCACACGGCGAATATCGGGGCTGAGTTCACGCTGTCGTTCCTTTCTTGGCCGCGCGGCGGATGGCACGGTCTATTGCTTTTTCGTATTCCGTGATGAACGTGTTCGTGGCGAGGCTGATGTTGTCTGCCAGCGCGTTACGCATGAATGGCTTTGCTGCCGAGTGCGACGTGCCGAACTCGACAAATGCCCAATAACGGGTATCACCGCCAGGGTATCCGGAGTCCTCCCCTTTCGGCTTCGATTTCGGAATCCGGGCGCCGCCGAGCACACCTACCCGGAATCCAAGGTTGCCACTGGTCTTAAAAAGTCTCCCGTTCCATCGAAGCGCAATGTTCTTGTAGATAGCGGCGGCTGTTTTCGGATCATCGATCCGATTGGCGTTTTGCTTCGCGGCATCCGCTACAACTTGAGCTGCCTTTCGAAGTGCTGAGCGCCCGCCCTTGCGCTTCATGTCCTGAGTGATCGATTCGAGTTTTCCAACGAGAGAGTCAATACCCTCCAGTTGGAAATCCACTGAGTCAGCCATCGTTGACCCCCTTGGCCACCAAGATGGTGAGATAGTCCAAACCTGAATCGGGATCGGGCAAAGCCGGGCCTTTGATGTCGTAGGTATCACCCCGGTACAGGATCCGCATCGTCGGCAGCACACCGGCTCGGTAGCGGATCACCATCCGCGCGGTGGCCTCTGACTGACTGGCCTGGGCAGCAATGAAATCCCTGGCGCTCAACGGCTCGACCGCTGCGGGCACTTTGTCCCATACCGTTTGCCAGCTCTCAAGCTCTTCACCGGTTTTAGGGTCCTGCAGTTGGCCCAACGCTTGGAACGTGATGCGATGTCGAAGTCGGCCGGCACGCATTACACGCCCATCCCGATGCGGTATGGCATCAGCAGCGACTTGGAGGCCAGCGGCAGCTCCGAGGCAATCGTGCCGATTACCACTTCCTCGCGGTTGGCGAAGAGGTTGCCCAGCTTGAGCAGGCATGCTGCCTGTATGGCCTTGTTGATCACGACGCCGAAGTCGTCCATATCTATCTGCTCAAAGCTTTCAGACAATGACTGGCGAGCGCGCTCGCGAAGACGGCAGCGAATGTCGGAGTTTTCTGGGTCGTCGGCCAGCTCCAGCGCAGCCCGGTATGCAGCTCTCGCGGCTTGAGTTCGCTGAATGGTGTCAGCCTTCGCCCTATCCACATCAGCCTGATCGGCATAGAAGCGGCGCTGCAAAAACTGCATAACAGCTTCCTCAGCCGCGCCCAGAAGTTCCTCCACGAGCGGCTGATCCTCGGATTCTGCGTGCAGGTGATGCATAGCCGTTTCTATACTGATAACAGGCATGTATCACTCCTGAGGCGGTTGGTTCTGCTCGGTTTGTGGAGGCGAATTCTCGTCCTGAACCGGCGGTCCTTCGCCAGGAACATCAGGTTCAGGATTGCCAGCGGGATCCGGTGTGGTGGAGGTCATAAGTTTGGCCAACTCGCTTTCGGCTTCTTCTTTCTTGCCGATAAAGTCACCGACCTGAGCGCCCTCAGCGTCGACGATAATCCAGCGCTGCCCCTTCTTGGCAATCGTCAGCGCCGAGCGATCACTGAAATTGTTGGTCAGCGCTGCGCCAGCCTCGCTTACGATCTTGCAAAGCTTGAGTTGCTCCAGTTCCTTGGCCAGCCATACAGGCGCGGCATAAGGCTCGTTGTCGGTGTCACGGATGGTGCCGCGGTCCTCGTAAGCCCGCAGCGGCTTGATCAATACATCTGACATGTCTCACCTCGGTGGGCCGGGGGTGCCGGCCGCTTTAGGGGTTGGGGCAGCTTAAGCCGCAGCGGCCGCAGCCGTGAGCTTGCCAGTGACGAAGGCTTCGGTACGGTAGATGGCAAACGCCAAGCGCTCTTCAGCGCGAAGCGTGACCATGTTGTTCTCGAAGTCCTTGTCGTTCTCCGTGGAAATCAATACTTCAACTTCCATCCGGTCGAAGATCTGCGCGCCGAGTTTGAAGGCCCCCACCAGGAAGTCGTTTTGCTTCATCGCTTGGGTTGCGACTACAGGGCGATTCCACAGACGAGCCGCAGTGCCTTCCTGCGGTTGACCGATCAGATAGCGACCCTGGCTGTCTTTGATCAACTCGATCAGAGCCCAGTCAGTTGGGTTGAGCACGATGCCATCCGAAGGGAACTCTGCCAGCTCGGCTTGCAGAAGGGCCAGGCGAAGCCGATCGATGCGCTGCTCGCCGGTTACGGTCCAGCCAGCTGGAGACGCGTATTGGTTTGCAACCGGAACGAGACCTTGCAGATTTGCACCGGCACCGCTGCCGTACAGCAACTGCGACTCTTCAGTGAGCAGCAAGCCATAGCGAGCGCGCGCATCGATGTAGCTCTGCAAAGCCTTCGCGTCATCCAGAATCTGACGCGACGCTTTGAACAGGTGGGCGATAGTACGAACCGACGCCGTCACCAAGGCAGTCGTGATTTCGGAATACGGCTTTGCAGAGCCCTCCGCTACGGTCGCGGCATTATTTGTAAAGCCTGTCTCGCGGACGTACTCAAGCGAGCCAGCTTCGGTCTGGCCGGGGGCAACCAGATCGCGAATGGTGGCCCGACGCATGCCCGGCAGCGCGACAGTGTCCAGGCGCTCCGTGGCCGCCAAGCCACCGGCGGATGTGGTGGTGATAGCGGCGCGAGGCACGGAAACTCGACGGGAGCCACGGAACGACGAATTGACGCCTTCCATGTGTTCGCTGGTAACAACCAACTCGCCAGCGGACTTCGGAGTCTCGGTACGCTGTGTGTCGCGATTGGCATTGACAAGCTTTTGCTCGGCTTCCAGCACGCGAGCCTGCAGTTCGCCCTGCTTCATCAGCAACTCGTCAACCTTGGCCGACGTTTCTTTGCTCAGGCCCTCATGGCGATCGACATTCTTCTGCGCCTGCTCGGCATGTGCCTTGAGCTGATCACCGATGTCCTTGAGGTTGGCCTGGGTCTGCTTGTACTGGGTTTCGATGTCATCCTCACCGATTTTCCCCATCTGAGCATTCCAGCCGCGATAGTGAGAGGTTCCACGCTTTACGAGCGCAGTGGAGATACCCACCAGCAGAAGAGAACCCATAACTGCTTCGGGCGTGGCACCGAAGGTCAGCGGGATCAAGGCAGCGATGGACAACACAGCCATCAAGAATGCCGGGGACAGACGAAATTTCATCATTGTGTGAAGCCTCATGCGGGAAAGGAAAAGTTGAGTTTCGGTAGGGGTGCCAGGTCCATCTCGACAGCGCGGGGCTTATCGGACGGGGCAGCGTTTTGCGTACCCCCGCCAGCAGCGCGCGGCGTACTGGACTTGAAATTGGCGAAGAGTTCGCGGCGTTCGCTGCGGGCCATTCCGGCTTTTGCCAAAGCGATATCCATAGCCTTCAGCGCGTTACTCTGCTGGGCCTGCTCGTCTTCACGCTCGGTGATTTCGTCAGAAGAGAGAACGGCCGTTGCAAAACCGAGCTCAACTGCTCGGCGGCCGCGTATGAACGTCTCGTCATCCATCATCTCGGCAATGTCAGCAACGGCCTGGCCGCTGCCTTCCGCGTAAAGGTCGGCCATCGCAGCGTCGAACTCTTCCATCGTGTTCGCGACATCGCGCAAGTCATGGCGGTTTCCGACTGCAAGCGTCCAGCAGTTGTGGATCATGAGAAACCCGCTGCTCGCCACTTCCCGCTTTGCGCCGGCCATGTAAATCACCGATGCAGCCGATGCGGCCAAGCCCAGAACCTTGGTGGTGATCGCCTGGCTGTGCTCTCGGAGCCGGTTGTAGATGGCCAGGCCTTCGAACATGTCGCCACCTGGCGAATTGATGTAAACGGTGACTGGCTTGTCGCCGATTGAGCGAAGGGCCGCGTCGATGCGCGAGACGGTAACGCCTTCCCCATACCAGTCCTGGCCAATAACGCCGTAGATGGTGATGGTATCGCTGGTGGACTCCACGGCCGCTTTGATGGCGGGATTCCATTTATCGAGCGCGCGCGGGCTCAGCTCGCAGTTAAAACTGCCAGCCTTGGATTTTGGTTGCATGATTTATTCCTTCGAATTTGCCGGCTGATCCAGCCAGTTCTGCAGAGCTGCCCTTGCGGCTTGCCCGTCATCGCCCTGACCCAGTTTGTCGATCGGCGAAAGGTTTGTTTGCACAGTTAGCACACCGGCATTTCCGCCCATTTTGGGCAGGTTTTCCTTCATGCGGCATTCGTCGCGCGTGTAAATGCCGTTTTGCACCATCCCCGAATACAGCGTCGCGCGGGCGGCGCTGTCAGCACGCAGCAGGCCTTCGATGGAGAACTCCGAGTAGATCTGGCGGCGCTGGGCTGGCGTGAGCAGGTTACGGTTGATGCCCTCCTCGATCCGGCGCATGTAGCTGCGCAGTGTGAAAGTCAGGAAGCGCAGCAGCTTCTGCTCCAGGCCCGTGCCCCAGTTCGACGCCTTGTCGCTGTAGCCCACCATGGTCGGATCGACCATGTAGAAGCGGCAGATCTCCTCGGCGCTGTACTCGCGAGACTCCAGCAGCTGGGCGTCGACCGGGTTGATGCCGATGACCTTGGCGCTGACGCCCTCCTCCAGCACCGGCGACTTGCCGGCGTTCATGGCGCCGCTGATGCGCTGGACGTAGTCCCGGAAATCATCACGCTGCTTCGGCGAGAGGGTCTTGTTCACCTCGAAGGCGACCGTCTGGTGCATGCCGTTCTTGAAGGTGGAGCCGGCCACGTCTTCTGCCGACATCGCCGCGCCGAAGACGTCGGCGCCGTAGGCGATAGGCGACAGGCCGATCTGACCGTCCAGCGAGAACGCCGGGATGTGCATCATGTCGCTGCCCGCGATGTCGCGCAGCTGACCGTTCTTCTCGCGGTACCGGTAGAGGATTTCGCCATTGTCGGCGACGTCCAGGTCCATGCGGTTGGGCAGCAGAAACTCCAGTGCCACAATCCGGCCGCCGATGCGGACGATCTCGACGAAGGCATTGCCTCGCAGCAGCATCGAGGCGACCACCGCCTCCCAGAACTGCACGGCGGTCATTCGGCTGTTGGGGTTGGTGTTGATGATCCAGTGCAGATCGTCGTCGCTGGCCACCTTGCGGCCGCCGTCGGCCTGGCGCATGTACAGGCCCAAGGGCAGCGTGGCGATCGTCTCGGAGATCAGCCGGACGCAGGACCAGCAGGCCGCCAAGCGCATCGCCTTGTTAACGGTGATGGTCTTGCCGGTAGCGGACGTGCTGCCGACCGTTTGGGCCCAGATCCCGCCGGCGCCACCGGATAACGACCGACCGACCCAGTCAATGATCGACGTCTGCGGCGCAGACACCGCGCGGCTCAGTACGGACAGGAAGGACTTAGCCACTGGTCAGCCCTCTTCGGATGAATGCCGCCGCGACGAAGCATGACGAAGCGGCGGCAAGAAGCGCCCAGCCCACGCCAAGCAGTACGTATACGCCCGCCACTGCAAGGGCAAAGCCCAGCAACGCAGTCAGCAGGTACATGATTGATGCTGTATTCATTCGAATATTGGGTCCCGGATTGAATCCATGAATCGGTCCACGCCGCCATCGCCGACAATGACTTGCATCATCGCCCGCCCGACCGACATGATTAGTGCCACAGCGCCATCGATCTTGTTGTCATCGCCCTGTTTGATGGGCCGCACTACGTCGTCGTTACCGGGCATGTTTTTGCCGATCACGTTGCCGATACACCAGGTCATGATGGGATTGCCGTCATGGTGGAACCTTCCAGCGGTGATAGCCGCTTCCAGCTCTTTCATGGCGTCGGACATGTTGGTGTAGTTCTGGGTGATGGTGATCGGGTTGAAACCTTCGTCGTCGAGGTCATGGCTCAATCCAGTAGCACCATGCGGGTCAATGGGCGATTCACGCAGCGGTGCGTGTTGATTCGCCTCTTTGGTGTCTTCAAGAATTTCGTGGTAATCGATCTCGGCACCATCGGTAACCTCGAGGTGTTTCGAGTTCAGCCAGGCCTGGAAGCGTTCGGACATGCGCTTGTTGTCGCTGTCATAAGCGGTGTCGTATGGCACCCAAAACCTGGGAGCCACGCTGTAGTAATGAATCTTTCCGTCGATCACCCGCCAAAACAGGCGCGCCCTCGAGTTCATGTCCAGCTTTCGCGCAAGGTCGAATCCAGCGATCCACTCTTGCCCCTCGAATTGATCGAGCGATAGCGAGGTGTCCTCGCAGGATTTCCAGTCCTCCATGTTGAAAAAGCCGGACTTGGCGCTCACCCAAAGGTTCAGATGCTTGGTCTTGAACGTGTTGGTGAAACGTGCAGACCGAATCGCTCGAGCCTGCTGGCTTTCCAGATATTCCTGGAACACTGATACCCCGTGGTTGGGGTTGGCCTTGGCCAACATCTTGGGGTCGGTCCAGTCGTCGCCCTCATCAAGCGTCCAGATCCAGCCGAACAACTCGTCGTCTGGAACCGTGCCAGCCAGCATCTCGATCACCTGGCGGCGCTTGTCGTAACAAGGCCCTTCGATGTCCGCGCCGGCCGTGGTGATGATGAACATCAGCGGCTGACGCCGCGCCCCCATGCCGGTAAGCATGGTGTCGTACTGAGCCGAGGTTGGGTGCTCGTGGTATTCATCGACGATGGCGCAGCTGGGCGAAGCACCGTCGCCGGGGTTGCCGATCAGCGGTTCGAACCGGCTGAAGTCGGACGGGATGTTCATGTTCGAGGCGTTGACCTCAATGCCTGCAGCCTGGATAAGCATTGGCGATTTCGCCACCATCAGCTTTGCCGGTCTGAAAACCTCCCACGCCTGCTTCTCGGTGGTAGCGCCTGAATAGACTTCGGCACCGAACTCATCGTCGGCAACGAACATGCCTATGCCCACACCACCCGCTACAACGGACTTGCCGTTCTTGCGTGGCACCTCCCAGTAGCTTTCGCGGAACCTGCGGTGCCCGCCCTTCTTCTTGACCCATCCAAACGTGACGGCCAAGCCGAAGAGCTGCCATCCTTCAAGCGTGATCAACTGGCGCTTGAACGCCCATTCACCCTTGGTATGCGGCAATAGCTGGATCAGCTTGAGTTTTTTCTCAGCCTTGGCCGGATCGAACTTGAATCTGAACCCGCGCTTGCGGCTGGCCGCCAGATCGTCGAAGTGACGTTGAACGGCCTGATGAATGTAACGGCAGGCTGGCACTTTCCCACGCAACAGGGACCTTCCCCAAACCATCGCCTTATCGACGTTGGGGTGGGTGGACTTGGCCATTTAAGATCTCAGTAGTTGGGCGAATTCGTTGGTTTCTTTTTCCTTGTTGCCGCCGATAAGGCGTGTCCTGCTGGCCGGGTCCAGACCCAGCATCGAACCGAACGTCACCATTTGCCGCATCGTTTCGTTCGCGGCGGTCAGCGCCGGGTTTTTCATCGGCCCGCAGGTGGCACCAGTAACCACGATGCCGTGGGCCTGGACTGACTCCTGCGCCATCCGCCAGTTGTCGTATGCAACGCAGAACGCTTCGACGTTGTGTAAATCAGTTATCGCGACCACGTTTTCGCGCAGAAGCTCGGGAACAATCATCTTCCACATCTGCGAAGCGCGGTCGCTGAGCCATTCGGGCGGATCAACATTTGTGATCTTCGAAAAAGCGGGCTCGGCCTTATTCAGCGCGCGTTTGCCGGGATTTCCGGCTAGTGCTTTCTTGGCGGTCGGCTTGGGTTTGCGACCACGGCCGGCGACCGTGGCGGTACCTCCCATCGCGCAACTCCAGAATTTTTAATTTCGCGGGTGTAAAAAAACGACTGAGGGCGCGGTCTAGAAGCCAAAGGCACCAGACTTTTGACCCTCCCCCACCGCACCAGACTGGTGCGAGCACCATATCAGTGCATTTTCGTGAAACCTGACGAGAATCGTTCTCGTTTCGGTCAGCGCGGCCGGTCAGCCTTGGCGTTCCCCCAGCCGCCATCCTCTGCTGCCGTTTTCCTGCTGTGACAGGAATGGCACAGGCCTTGCCAATTGGATCTAACCCAGAAGGCCTCCTTGTCACCACCATGAGGCACGATGTGATCAAGGTCAGTGGCCACTACCACCAATCCTTGGCGTTCGCACTCAGCGCACAGCGGATGCTTGGCAAGGTAGGACTTACGGGCCTGCTGCCACTTGTAGCTGTAGCCGCGCTGGCTGCTGGTCTCGCGTTGCTTCTCACGCTGCTTTACTTCGAACTGCTTGCCCGCATCCTTATGGGCGTCACAGTACCGAGGGTTACGGGTCAGTGTGTTGCAGCCCTGGGCATTGCACGGCTTCTGCGGCCTCAACGGCATGGTGTGCCGTCCAGGTAGGTGCGGGGCTGAGTATCGGGGTCTTCCGGCTCTTCTTCACTCAGTGCGTCGATCAGCAGCGTCTGTTGCTCTGCCATCCGCTGTAGCAGCTGGGTCTGCTTCACCTGCTCGGCCAGTATCTGGCTTAGCAAAGAGTTGCTGTGCTCGTTCATATGCCACCTTGCTCCACTTCTTGAACCATTCTCGGCGCGCATCACATCCACTACAGGACATCAGTTCACCCGCTCTACAGTTACCGTGCCTTTCAATCGGCGCGTTACCAAGGCACCAGATGCCCGATTCATCTTGTAGGGATATGGGATGAACACAGCGATACCCATCCGCGTATCGCACCAAGCAACCCGATTTATTTCATTACCGTTGACGTAGACACGTCTCGCACCACGGCCATCGTTACAGCTGTGGAAGCTATCTGGAGTGGACATATCAGACCTCGACTCACTTGCTCTGGCTGCGTTTGATCTGTGCGTCGACCTGATCGGCGCACGTGTCCAGCAGGTTTACTGCTCGGTCCTTCAAGGCCCAGAGGTCACCGTTCAGCGCCAAGTCTTCGTCGCTATCGCTGACCCGTTCGCACGGCACCATTACCGGGGCTTCCAGGCTTACCGCTGATGTCTTTACCACCACTGGGCGCGGGCTTGCCGCGCAGGCCGTCAGGCAAAGGCTGATCAGCCCACTTACGAACAGCCGGGCTCTTACGCTTGAGGTCTTCAAAGTCTTTCCTCGCTTGTCGGGCCTTGTCTTCACTGGCCTTGAGGCGCTGCTGTAGATCGGCCGTGTAGTTGGCATTGCGCTTGGCCTCGGCCTGGAGCGTGGTGATTGTCTTCTGGCTTTCGGTGTTGGCGTCGGTGGCATCCTTGGCAGTCTTCATCTGCAGCGTCACCTGCCCTTCCAGCGCGAGGACGCGGTACTGCTGGATACCGACCAGCAGCAGGCCCACCAAACTGATGATGATTGCAGCGGCGAGAGCCTTCATACGGAATCCACCTTGCGGCCAATGAACCGGGTCACCAGCTCGCGAATGGCTGTTACGCCGAGAAAACCGATGGTGCCACCGGCAGCGACTGAAAGGCTAGGCGGCCAGGCCATCCACTCGATCAGGCTGGACGCAACGAGGCTCAACGCACCGCAGATCAACGCTTCAAAGAAAATCCGGCGCTTGCTGGTTTCCTTGGCGTCGTAGAGGACTCGCAGTAGAGAGACGATGATGGCCATGATCGCGCCCTGCCATAGTGGATTCGATAAGGCCATCCAGAGCTTGGCCCAGGTGTCTGGCTTGTCGGGCATAGTGCGCATCCGGTCTTGGCCCTTTCGGGATCTATAAACGAAAAAGGCCCGCCGATATGGCGAGCCTTTGAAATGGTTCAGAAAGCAAAACCCAGCACTTGGCTGGGCTTAATCATCAGGGGTGCCGCGCTGGAACAGCTGAACACCGTGCCATCAGAACAGGTGTTTATCAGGCCTGAAAGAACTTTTTACGCCGCTTCGCAAATATCGCCCAGCGCACCGTCAATCCATGCCACACCTTGACGGATGATTTCGCGTGCTGACCGCTCCGACATCTTGTTAGCCTCGGCAATGCGGACCATCGTCCACTTGGAGCCGAAGTACCACCAGATGAAATCGCCCATCTGCTGGTTGCGCGTGATCAACCTTGCGATCGTCGAGTCCACCAGCATTGCCGTATCGTCGGTGATCACATAAGTCGTTTCACTCGGCTCTGAGCAACACTGGCTCATCAGGGCCGCCAGTGGGGAGACATAGCTCGGCACGCCCATGCCAGACTTCCGCCAGGAGCCCCAGTTTTCCAGCAGGTATTCGGTATCGCCCAGCGGCTTGTCTACATATGTACGTTTTTTCACGGTCAATCCCCTGTCCAATTTGATCCACCGGCACCGCGGCGGTTGTTCTGGTTATAAATCGCGGCAGGTCCAGTCACCTGGTCCGGGCGCTTCAATTGTTCGATCTGCCGGTCAGCGGCCTGCAGGCGCATGCTCAGCTGCGTCACCAGCACTTCCAGCGGCAGCGCATCACCGGTCTCGGAGGCGACCCAGCCCGAGGCGTTGCACTGGACGCATGCCATTTCGTAGTAAATACCCTTGACCACTGCGCGACCTCGGCAGGCCGGGCACTGGGCCAACTCAAGCTGGGCGGCTCGGAACGCAGGGCCGTGACTCTTCTTCATCCTTCACCAACCAGCCAGTCAGCAGCGCGGTCGATATTGAACGTGACTTTGTCGCTGTCGATATCGAAACGGTGACCGCCATCCATTACGACCGTCAGCCGGGTGAAGTCGTCGAAGTTTTGCTTCATCACCATGAAGACTTTTGAGCGGTCGAACTCGCGACGGAAGGCCGACGGCGAGGGCGTTCCTATATCGGTTTTCTGAAGCGCATAGGCAAAAGCCAAGGCGCTGTCGTGCGAAATCATCATTTTTAAACCTCGCCTATGGTTGATTCTTGAATAGGGTCGCAGCCCTTGTGTTCCGTGGTCTGTAGCCCGTTACCAGAATCTCCCGTTCTAAAGCGGGTCAATGTCTGAATGCGGTTCAGGCCCTTTGAATCTAGATGCGCGTGCCACTTCTCAAGGGCATCACGCTTGCGGCTCATCACGTCCGACTGGATGTACACCTTCACGTTGTGGCCCATCGCGTGGTTGATCAGCAGCTCACCGATCAGGTGGTCAATGCCAATATCGGCCCAGCCCGTGCGCGCGACCTTGCGCAGGTCGTGGCTCGTCCACTCACCCAGGCCCAGCCTTCTGAACACAGCGCTGGCCTGCCCTTCGCTGAGTGCCTTGCCGCTCCGGGATGGAAACAGGAACTGTCCTCTGTACCCGCCGGCCAACTGAATGTCCCTGTAGCTGATCAGCAGCTTGCATACCTGTTCGGTCAGGGGCAGGTGATGCTCAACGCAGGTCTTGGTGTTCTCGGCAGGAATGAACCATTCGCGCTCCGCCAGGCTGATGTGTGCCCAGCGCGCTTGCCGCGTCTCGCCGATGCGCGTGCCGTGGCAAAGCATCATCAGCGCCAGCAGGCCATCGACTGGTTCGTACTCGAGCACGGTCAGCAGGCGTGCGATCAGTTCCTGCAGCTGGGTGCCGCGCAGCCGGGAAGGCTTGATGCCGACCTTGGCTTTCGAGAAGTCGCTGAACCTGATCTCCTTCATCGGGTTGGCCGCGATCAAACGGAGTTTGTAGGCCTGCCGAAATGCCAGGGCCAGTAGCTGGAACGCCGACCGCACATAGTCAATGCCGATGGTTTCCTGCGCTGGCCACATGAACTGATCGTCCAGGGTGGCCTTGTCGATGCTTGTCAGCGGCACGGCGCCGAGGCGCGGCTTGAGATGGCACTTGATCAGCGACGCGCCGGTCTTCTTGCGCTTCTCGGAAAGGCTGCGGTCGCGCGACATGCGGTCGGCGTACCAGTCCAGCAGCTCGCCAGTCGTGACCCACTTAGACAGGTTCGATCCGGCACCGGCATCGAGCCGCAAGCGGATGGCAGGCAATGCCGCGACGACCTGCTTGGCCGACAGATCGGGAAAGCTGCCGACGAGGTTCCATTTGCCCTTGCTGACCAAGTACCACGACGCCCGCGCACGGTCCCGGGTGAAGCGCAGGTACAGGCCACGGTTCTCCACGTCGCGCAGGTCACGCTCGGTGCCAGCGGCTTGGCGCTTGATTTCTGCATCGGTGATGCGCACGGCGGCCGTCATGCTGGATGCGCCTCCTTGCGTTTCTGCTGCTCTTTGACAGAGTAGTCACGCAGTGGCATGAGGTGGATTTGATCAACCAGCGCCCAACCACTCAAGCCGAAGCACGATACGAGGCCAGCGCCGATTACAACCCAAGCGGCATGAACATCACCGTTCTGAATAACCATGCCGTGGTGGGGCTCTCGCCATGCGCTGATTTGCTCTTGAGCCAAAAACTCCACCAACTCGCATACCTTGCCTACGTTGTCCGGAGTCATGTGCGTCCCGACGATCAGCGCCAGGTCGCCCGGCTTGAATTGATTGCTCATGCTGGAGCCTCAACGTAGTCAGAAATTCGAACGCGTACAGCGCCACCCTCGATGGTTTCGGCACTGATCTGCAGCTGGGTGACGAACCTGCTGTCGTCGATGCCCAGCGCCTGGGCAACGCCGTCTCGTCCAGACTTAAACGCCGCGATGCAGTTGTCATCGTCACGCCGGCGCCGATCCGGCGGTATGAACTCGAGCGCAAGCAATGCGCGGCCCTCGGGCACTGGCAATGCAGCCTGAAGGCAAAGGAGGTAACAGGCGTTCCGATAGGCCTTTGCGGCTCGGCTTTTGGTAGCCCAGTGCGTCCTGGCGTTGGGACTTAGGACCTTTGGTGGCCAGGGCAACATTAGATCGGTGCTCATAGCGGCCGCCCTGTGACCACGTCGACGACTTCGAAAGTGCTCGGCCACATCCATGCGCCGTAACGCTTGGCCATAGCCAAATCAACGAACAAGGCCAATGCATGGTCAGGCGTCGAGCTGAGGTCAACCTTGAACGAGCAGCAGAACACTGCGTATCGGTAGGTCTCAATTTCTGGAAGAGCCAAGCGTCTACTGGTCATCAGAACCGATCCTTGTTGCTATAACGATCTGCAAGGCTTGCGACCTTTGCTGGTCTCGGTTGCTCTACCCAGCCCGCAGCAAGCTGTTCAAAGCGACTGTATTGGCCGAGGAATGCGGCTCGCACGGTGCCCGTTTCGATATCCCGTCCCTTGCCGATAATTATCTCGGCGATGCCTTTGGCTTCGCTGTGTTCGTGATAGACCTCATCGCGATACACGAACAAAATAATGTCGGCGTCCTGCTCAATCGCCCCGGACTCACGCAGGTCAGAAGAAAGAGGCCGCTTGTTCGGGCGCTCTTCGCACTTACGCGAAAGCTGACTCAGCAGGATTACAGGCACACCCAGTTCCCTAGCCATCAGCTTGGCGCTGCGCGTCATGTGGCTTACTTCCTGCTCGCGGCTGAATGTCCGAGAATCCGACTCCATCAGCTGCAGGTAATCGATGACGATTAGATCCAGGCCGCGTTGGCGCTTGTGACGGCGCGCAGCGGACCGTATCCGGTTGATCGTCATCGAGGCTCGGTCTGAGATGTACAGGTCGGCGTGCTTGATCTTGGCAGCTGCACCCATCAGTTCGGCACCGTGTGTATGCGGTGCTTTTCCGCTCTTGATCAGTTGCAGTGGCACCTTCCCCTCGGAGGCCATTAGGCGATCCATCAGGCCGTTCTGGTTCATCTCAAGACTGAACACCATCACGCTCTTTTTCTCGCGGATGCAGGCATGGGACGCGATGTTCATCGCAAGGGTTGTCTTGCCCATTGCAGGCCGGCCAGCAATCACGATCAACTGTTCTGGCTTGAGCCCTTGCAGCTTTTCGTCGAGGTCTGCGATACCGGTCGACAGTCCGTCGATACCCTCTCCGCGATCCGCCCGCGCCTGCAACACCTCGATGTAATCATCCAAGATGTCCTGGGCTTTGATGACTTCCGCCGTGGCAGTCTTGCCGTCGATGGCCAGAGCCTCGGTCTGAATGGCTGCGACCTTGTCGGGGGTGGGCTGATCGCTGTAGGCGATATCGTTGATGCGAGAACCCAACTGAATCATGGCGCGATCTAGGCTGCGCTCCCGAACTGTGGCTGCATACGAGGACGCATTAGCAACGCTGGGCGTGTTTCTTGCAATTTCTGAGGCATACGCAAGAGCGCTGACACCATCAGCCAACTCGTGGAGAAACACACCCACCGTCACGCAGTCAACAGGCTTGTTATCGCCATGCAGAGCTAGGATTCCGCGATAGATCGCGGCGTTATCCTCGAAATAAAAATCATCGACCGCCAGGTCTGCGCTGAGAACGTCGATCAGTTCCTGACGCAAAAGCATCGCACCCAGCACGCTGTGTTCTGCCTCAAGGCTGTAGGGATCACGCACTGTAATTCCCCTCGACGACCTTCACGAAGTTGCTCGGCGCGATCAACCAGTCGAAGCTGGCCCGGAACGGTACAGAGCCGTTCTTGCC